GATACATTTGATCCCGCCGATCCTGTTGTTGTTGTTCCTACTGCAATCGTTGCCGCCGTTCCTGTTGCGCCCGTTGGTCCGGTTGGACCTTGTGGCCCAGTATCTCCTTGAGGTCCGACAGTACCTGACGAAGAAACAACTACAGATGAACTACCCTGTGTTACTGTAACTGTTTTTGTTTCAGGGCTTACAATGACCTGATTTTTCGTTTCATTGACAGTTACTGTGTTCCTCATGAACTTACACTTTTATCTAAAGTTACTCTTCCTTCTAATACTCTATCTACAACTGAACCGCTTACTAGTTCTAAATCATACATTGCTTTATCAAAATTAAACCCCGCAGTTGTGGTGGCATTTATCGTTACAACAATGTTGTTACCCGAACTTCCTAGAACAATACTTATTGTGTTGTTTGGTGAATCGGAAGATTCTGTTGATGCGATGACAGAACCGTCAGGTCCGTCTTTAATTTTCATTCTTGCAGTGTAACCGGAAGATAAATTAATTACAGAACCATTGCTGTCTTTATACGATAAATTTAAAGTCAAAGTTGCACCTTGCTCTATCTCAAAATCGTAATTTCCTGCACTCATCGCATGATCCTGAAACTTGTTTCGTTTCTACCTCCACCGTATGAACTTGCATTCGTTCCTTCACTTAAACGTGCTTCATTTAAAATTGCATTAAATTTGTTTAAATAAAGATCCGACTTACTTACATCACGCAAATTTGTTTCTTTCAAATATGCACGTTGTGCCGCACCAAAAACTAAAGATTCATGCCACTCTTCATCAATGTCCGGGGTTGCCGAATCTGATGACATTGCCGTGATTCTTTTGACTCCACGAACAGTGAAATTTTGAAATACTTTTGATGTCGCATTGATATCAACATAAAAGTACTTTGTTTCTTCCGGTAGCGGATACAATCTAAAATTTTGTGCCGTACGATGCGAAATGATCACGGCTTGTGGCTGACCTGTGATCTCTCTCCACTTGGGAGTCAGTCTTTCGTAGGATTGAGTGCGGGAAAAAGGGTTCAATACAAGACCGTGTTCACCACGGATCATGTAACGTGCCGTTGAGCCACGATGTGCGATGCTGTCGATTTCCTGTTCTGTTAAAATCTCAAGTTCTGTCCCGTTTAACGAAACACTCGTGATCTCAGAAATCGTGGAAGGTTTGGTAAAAGACGGACCAAACTTGATCAGACTTACACTTGACGATGTGACTGCCGCACCTGTTTCTTCAAGAATATAAGTGAACGTATTGTCATCAATTCTTGTGATGATAAACGTCCCGTTATAACTTGTCGGAGTTGCTCCGGTTACATTGATTGCATCCCCGGTTGAATAACCGTGAGATGCTAACGTGACCGATGCGGTCTTACCCCCCGCCGAACTAACCGTACCGGAGGAAGATGCCGCAACTCCCAATGCGACTGTTGCTGTCGTTGTCGGTTGCTTACAGATCCTGACGAATTCCGATTGGGCATCATCAATGTATCCGTTCAGATCATCGTCTGACCAATGACGGTTGTCCTGATCCTGAAGCAACGACTCGACACGCTGACGAATCGTTTTTCGATCCACTAATCCTCATCAACAAGAATTGATTCATGTCGTTCGACAGCATCGTCAAGATCCGTTTGAATGATTTTTCCTCCTGCCTTGGGCCACTTAATTACACGAAAACTAAAACGCTTGCTTGGGATCGCAACAAGTTGCTGTCCGAAAACAGGCTGATTGTACTTCGTAGTCACTGCATCATCTAAAACTCTGATGTGGCTCAAAGGTACAACTCGATTTGAGTTTCGTGGAACTAAAATTTTCCAATCACGAACCGTTATTGAAACCGGAGCAGAATCTTCGGGATCTAAATCCACGTTGATGACTCCGAAACCGTCAGGAAGAGTTGAATGTTTCTTTGGATCATACTCCACTGCCACTTGAGAGGTTCCCTGAAGCTGAATGTACTTCCCGGAACCCTTATCAAAATAAGCGTTCGACAATTCCGATTCCTTAAACAGGGATCGTTTTCTTTTGGTTTTTACTAAACCGCCTGCCGTTGCCATATTTATCCTAAAAAAAGGTTAAACCTGCACCGTACGATGTACAGTGCAGGCAATAAAATTAGGCGAGTGCCGCTTGTGACCAAACAATGTTTGGCACAAAAACGTACTCAATCCACACATAAACAACCCCGTCAGTTGGAGCCGCTGTAGCAGAATCCACAGTGATGCGAACTTTATTCGCTCCGTCACCTGAAGAATCTACCATTCCCCAACAAAGGTTGGAGGTTCCACCTGCGGTTTCAAGATCAGCACTTGAAACAAGGTTGTCGTTTCCACTGTCAGAAACTGATCCTGCCTTTAAGACAGAAGTTCCCGAACCGTTCGTGAAGTTTCCACGAACTTCAACCGCAACTACTCTTGCTCCCTCCGGGATCAAGATGTCTATAGTTCCGTCACCGTTGCTGTCCAACGTAAGATCACCGCCTGATTGTCCGTTCCTAGCAATGACATAGTACTTGGACATCTGAGGTACTCGTGATGCATTAACTTTATTACTTTCCACTTCTACCTCCTTTCTTAGGCTAATGATGAAGCGGCTACCTCAATCCTGTAGAGGTAGTCATCGTTGAGAATGATCCCCGCATGAAAGAAATCGCAAAATCTTCAACTGAGGTCGTTAATCTCAGCCCGTCTTTCGACTGCCTTGTATTCCTACAAGGTCGTGACTATATCATCATCCCGGTGGGATGCTCTGCGCTTCGGATCACTTGATCCTACTTCCTTTCGGAATAGTCGATGAAGCTTCCCCGTTTGGGGCTTGCCTGCGGATTGTCCGTTCTGGATGTTCCCGCAATTCACAGAGTTCTCAGTAAACATTGCTGTTTAAAGCCGCCAATTTAATTCAAAACGGCTACAGTTCCCCTCTGGCCCATGGGGTCAGATGGCGAAACCGCAGGAAGAGAAACCTTTGGTCTGAGACTGTCACGACCTGCGAGAGTCGCAGTACCACCGAAGTTCTGAGCCATAATAAGCACAGGATAAACATCCGGGTTGGTTCCGCTTGTTGATTTCAAAGTGTTATCAGAAGCAGTGATGCTTGTAGCCGCATCCGCAAACGGAGTGGCTTGAGTGGTGAGAACGAATCTCACTCCCTTACACTGTCCGATCTCACCTTCCATACGATCTGAAGGATCGGAATACTGTTCTGCCGAAACGAAGCTAGGCAGATTTTCGATGTCCTGACGAAGGTCAGGATGCGTTACTGCAATGTATGCAGGGCGCAAGGGCTGAGTGGCGATGCCGGGAGATGCTTTCAAAAACTCAGTGAGCTTTTCTGCATCATTATTCTCCAAAGTACGAATTGCCACATCGAGCAAAGTTGTGTCTGGAGTTGCGTTAGTATATCCATTGTCAGTCAATCCGACATCATTATAGATGGTCTGACTCACATGGGTTCTAGCATCGGTTGCACCTGAAGCGACTGCATGGGCTACGCTTGTTCCTGCACGGAACACTTTGTAATCCAAAAAGTCCTTCAACTCCCCTGCAAAGGTTCCCAATCTGTCCGTAATTTGGTTCAGAATTGGGTCGTGTGATACCGCCAACATCAAATCAGTCACGTTCACAAAAGTTCCAAATCTTTGGAGCGTTGTGAGATATGTTCGGTGGCTGATTGTGTCAAAATCCGGGGTCACTCCCTCTGCAATTGGAACATCCCTACCTGTATAAGGGATCTTCTCGTACCTTCGGAACCTAAGTTCCAAACCTTCTTTCAAAGGCTTAACGTCACGTTGTGCGAAGCGTGAAAAAGTCAACAGCTTCAATGCTATGGGAAGCATCTTCTGTTGGAACTTAAACGCATCGTTTTTTGACAGCGAACCATAATCACTTCCGCTTACAGTTCCTGTCCCGCCATATGCCGCCATAATGTTCCTTTCTTTATGAGGCTTTTTCTGACATTAAATGATCCCAAAGTTCATCATCTGTCATTCGGGATTCATCGGGTTCTGAAACAGGTGGACTGTTTTTAACAAGTCCTGATGCGGCACTTCGTTTAGAATCACGTTTCTTCTGAAGTTCATCTACAGCCGCAGTCTGTTGAGGATCTTCGTCCTTCTTGCGGAAGGATTTTCCTTCCTCAGTCGTTAGCCATAAATTTAAAACCTGTGCGTGTTTTTCTGCATCATTCGAATTTACAATCGTGTCTTTTAAAACATCGTTTGTGTTTACAAATTCGATGAACTGAGGGTTGTTGTCGATCTCCATATAATCTCCACCAACTTTGTCACGCATCGTCTTGTCGTAACTAGCTAACCACTGCTGAAAGCGCATCTCATTGACTGCTTCCTGCATTTGCTGAAACTTTGTAGATTCATCTTCCGGTAACTTAAACTCCGGTTGAGGAACCTTGGCGAGTTTATGATCGATGAGCTTTTGGACAACTCCCATAACTTCACCGAAGTCATTCATTGTCTGTCGCTCAGAATCGCTCAAATACTCTTCAAGATTCGAAGGATCAGGTGCTTTTTCAACAGGTGCTTCCGCTTGCTTCTTGAAGTTGTTTTCCAACTCAAGTCGCTCGATCCGCATTTGCTGAATCTGCTTTTCAAGATCACTTACTCGTGCATCTGATTCTCTGCGAAAACTCGCAGTGTCCTCATTGCGCTTGTGGTAATCCTTCTCAAGATCCTTGTATCTTTTCTGCCAATCGTGTTCAGGCTCCGGTTCTACTTCAGCTTCTGCTTGAATCTCTTCTGCTTCCGCTTGTGGTTCCTGAACGATTTCAGCTTCCTGAACTTCTTCTGCTTCTTGCTCTAGGGTTGCCTTCTCTTCATTGAGGGTAGACTCCCAAAGCTCATCATCTGTCATTTCAGGTGCTTGAACTTCTTCTGTTTGTGTTTCTTCTTGTGCCATTTGGTGTACCAATTGTTAATTGGGCCATTTAAAATTCAGGTTCACCGTTCCTTGCGGGAAGTGGATGACCTTTCCCTGAGTCGGTCAGGGAACTCAATGATCTCACGATACGCCTGCAACTTACCGATAAGGCGGTTGTATTCTGCGAGATCATTCGGTTCACTGATCGATCCTCGTGCTTCTATCTGAGCGAATATTATTTGTATCCAACCTTCTAATTCCTTCTTTAACGCCTGAAAGCGATGATCTTGACCAAGGCTGACGATATCTCCGTAATTAAGCGACAAGATCTACTTTTCCTTGTTTTTGTTCCGTACGCTTCGTCATCTGATCTGCAACTTCACTGATTGCATTTGCTTCACGCTGACTCATCTGTTCCTGCATTTGCAGTTGTTGCAACTGTGCTTGTTGTGCTTCTGCTTGTTGTTGTTGCATCATTTGCTGTTGTTGCTGAAACTGCGCTTTTTCTTCTTCTGCAAGTAATGCCGACATCGACATGATCCTGCTAGGTCTGAGAATGTTACCTTGCTTGATCAGTTCACTGCGCTCCTTGATCTCTGCTTCTCTTGCATCCTCTCCTAGCGATGCCTTTTCTTTCAACAATGCCAACTGCTTTTCTTTCTCAATCTCGATCTGAGCAAGTCCTTGTTCTTTCTGTACTTCTAATTGAACTGCTTGCTGTGCTTGCTGAACTTGCGTTTGCTGTGCGCTTTGGGATTCCTGTGCAAGGACTTCCTGAGACTTGACTAGATTATTCGGATCAAGATGAAATGCTCTTGCCAAAGGCTTCGCCAACTCACTGAAGTTGAATGCGCTTTGCAACTGCGGTGACTGTCCTGCGACCTGCAAGAAATTCAGTAGCTGAACATTGTGAATCTCATCTGCGATGAATCTCTGATAGCCGTAACACTGTCCTTCGAAGTCTCCCTTGATTGCAGGATCTTCATCATCGACCATAAGCCACCGATAGATCGCCTGAACGGTGTTTGTGATCATCCCGCTCACGCTTCTGACTACAGATGCCGTCAAACGGTTCGAATTCGTGTTCAAAAGCGACATCCCGGTTGCCGTTTTGGTCTGATAAGGTGCATCCTGACCTAGACCGATAGGCGGTAATCCGGTGTCTAAATTCGATTGCTGTTCAAGCAACTGCACTAAATTGATCAATCCGTTTGTAACGTCCGGGATTACAATCGGTTTGAATGCCGTATTGACATCGACTCCGGGCTTCGTCCTGAACTGTCTGCCGGGATAGACACGTTCCGTGTCCTCGCCTGCTTCAAAGGCTCCCGGATCTACGACTGACATCGGGATCGAAGCAAGGTGCTTCCCTTCGATCATCATCGCATAGCTGAAATTGATGACCGACTGTATGTCCCTGATCGAATACCAAATGCCGTCACCCCACAAGGATTCCGGGGATCGTTGCCAATAACACCCGTAATAGGGCATCTGACCGTCAAACGGGTTCTCTGCGATCCGAATGACCTTGTCTCCGATGACGGTGATGACTACATCAAGCATCCCCGACATCTCTCCCGGTCCTAAATCGAGGTATTCCCCTATGTCTTCGGCATCGAGTCTCCCCCAAAACTCAAGGACTTCGAAATCTTTTTGCCGATCATATGCACCCGTTTCCTCCACACGTTTCGGATGCTCTGAACTGTCCTCTCCGCTGACCTTGCCGCTTTGCTCTGAGATAGCTTCCTCGATGCGATCCTCAAAGAAACCCTGATCTCGCTGACCCAAATCCCGAAGTTCAATGCTTGACATGAAACTGCGCTGTATAACAAACTCCGCATCTTGAAAACTCGTTGCTTCAGGAGCCGGGAATAAATTCCAACAGCTAACGAAACTCGCTGTAGGCACAGTTTCAGTTTCGATTTCTGACTCGATGTCATACATCACCTCATCGGTTCTGACGGATTTGTAAACCGGGAAGTTTCTCTGCTTCAAGGTCACTGCCTTTGTAATGCCCGTGCCGAAAAGGCACATCTCTGTAACAATGTCCTGAAGCGTGTCCTGATACCCCGTACGATCCAAAATGTCTCGGATTCGGTCTTCCATATTGACCGCCCTCGTATGCAGTTGGTCGCGCATGTCGGGCATGTCTTGTATCTCAGGCGGCACGAATCGTGGCCTTCGGCTAGGCTTTACCGTGAACGGAATACGTCCGTCATCAAGTAGCATCGATATGATTCGTATCGAAGCCGCCTGTACCTGTCTGCGAGTCAGATTGATGAAGATCCCTCTTGACTCCGCAAGTTCGTTGGAACTCTCTATCTCTTGCGGGTAGGTCGCACGATACGCATCGTACGCATCACTCCAAACGAGTTCCGTTTCCTGACGGTAATCCCTTGCCGTGTCGAACTTCTTGCGAACTACCGTTGCAAGATCGTCAAGCGGCATCGATTTGACAACTACTTCTTCTGCCATTAGTTGAATTTAATCGTTCCGTTTGCGAGTCCGTGTTCGACTTCAAGCGTTTCTGCTAAAATCAACGCTTCCTTGAGTTTGTTGACTGCATAAAAATATTTGTCCACATCTTCAGAATCTGCTTGTTTCCACAACTCTATTGCGGACATCATTTCCTGAAATGCTTCCTGAGTGCGTTGTTCAAGACTTCTTAGACTTTCTTTTCCCGCCTGAACCGCACTTATGTACTGTTTCGCCGTAGCCACGTTTTGTTGCTTTGCTATGCATATTCCCGTATATGTTTTTCCGTTTTCGATAGCGACCACTATCGTTTGCTGATAATTCCGAAAAAGAAGACCCGCTTACTTTCGTGATCACTTCTTTTTCTTTTTACCGTTTTTTTTCATAGGTTTTTTGTACATCATATCTTCTCCTTTTAAATTAAATCGTTCGTAGTACATCCCCTTGTTCATGTAATCCCGATAATCTCCGTCAACAAAACTCATGTTTTTGGTTGCGGCTCCGGGAACAAGGGCGAAGGCAGTACCGAAGCCGCTA